GCTGCTACTTTTTATGTCCAATGGGTATTGATGTCAGGTACAGACCACACAAGTGGTTCACTAGCTACAACTTGGCAAAACCAAACAGATGCAAATAGATTTGTTGGACAAGTAAATTTCTTTGATAACACCAGCAACAACTTCTACCTGACAGGCGTACAATTTGAAGTCGGAGAGGTAGCCACGCCTTTTGAGCATGAGGACTTTGCAACTACGTTACGCAAGTGTCAAAGGTATTTTGCAATTAGGGAAAATGCTCACGCGTCACTCGACCGATATTTTTCTTTACTGCAAGCATACAACACAACTTCTGTTTTTGGATTTATTGCAAGTTATCCAGTCACTATGCGTACTACTCCAACTGCTTCTCAGTCGGGTAGTTTTGGTGCTTACAGAGAAGATTCTGCTAATGCTAGTATGGCTACTACAATAGGCAATTTAGCGGGTACTAGCGAGGGCTGGCGTTCAGATGGCTGGGGTAGTGGTAGTAGTTTAACTGCTGGTCATGCTTCTGTGATGTTTGCTAGTGCTGGTGCTAAATTAATTGCAGATGCGGAACTATAAGTAGGTGGGTTAAACATGGAAATTAAAAACGCAAAATATATGAAAAGCCTAACTGACCAAGAACAAACTGGTATTTCAGCAACAATTGACGGAACTGAAATGTCCGTACCATTAGAGCCAGCCAACCGACACTACGAAGAAATCATGCGCCAAGTAGCGGCTGGTACTCTAACCATTGCAGATGCTGACTGATGGATTTAGTACACATTATAGATACCCTAATCGGTATAGTTGTAATGGGTGGAGCGTGGTTTCTTTCCGGCATGACAAAGGAACAGAAGCGCATAGAGATACTACTCAACCGTACCCGTGAGGAGTACGTCACTCGTAGTGAGGTTCGTGAAGACATGAGCCGTGTTATGGAAGCATTACATCGTGTAGAAGACAAGCTAGACCGTGTATTACAGAAAGACTAATAGATGGCTGTTACAGAAGAAGATGTAAAAAAGAAAATGCTTGATCAAACAGATCAGAAGGCATTAGACGCATCACAAAAAATTACACCAACCGCGCAAGTAGCATCCGCAAATGAATTGTTGGATACTACAAGTAAAAAAATAACTGCCCCTACAGTTGCGGCTCCTGCTCAGATTAGTTTACCGGGGTATGATCAAACAGCCCCCATAGCTACACCCGCTAAAACTTACACATCAACAGATGCAAGTCCCGGTATAGGGGCTGCTACTGCTGCACAGGGTACTGTTTCAAACGCTGCCATAATGCAAGCAGCGCAGGGAACTGTTTCTCCTGCAAGTCTAGCCACAGCCGCTACAGCAACTCTTGACCCTAGAGCAACTACTCAGTTCCAAATGGGTCAGTTGATGAGTTCTATACAAGCAGGTCAACCTCTTCCTGCGTGGGCTGCACCTCAAGTTCGCAAAGTAACAGCCATCATGCAGCAGCGTGGACTTGGTGCAAGTTCGATGGCTGCAGCAGCGATGGTTCAGGCCGTAACCGAATCAGGAATACAAATTGCATCAGAAGATGCGGGTAAGTACGCCACTATTCAACTTGCTAATTTGAGCAACGAGCAACAGGCTGTTTTACAAAATGCAGCTACCTTTGCTTCGATGGATATGACAAACTTAAACAACAGGCAGCAAGCAGCAGTTCAAAACTCTAAAGCTTTCCTGTCTATGGATATGGCAAACCTAAACAATGAACAACAGGCCAACACTGTTACTTACCAGAGTCAAGTAGCAGGACTTTTAGCAGATGCTGCAGCAGACAACGCAGCAAAACAATTCAATGCTAAGTCTGAAAACGAAGTAGACATGTTCTTTGCGGAGCTAGGAGCTACAATTCAAACAACTTCGTTAAATCGTAAAGCAGGGCTAGAACAATTTAATGTTAGTCAAAAAGTAGCCGTAGATCAATTTAACGCTCAAATGCAAACTACCCGCGATCAATTTAATGCAAACATGCAGCTTCAAGTTGATCAAAGTAATGCAAACTGGCGTAGAACAATAAACACTAACAACACGGCAGCTACGAATGAAGCAAACAGACAGAATGTACTAAATCTTTTGGGTATTAATCAGAATGCCATGAACAACATTTGGCAAACATACCGTGATCAAGCTTCTTGGAATATGAAAGCATCTGAAAACGCCAAAGATAGAGCGCACAATGCAGCTATGCAATCTGCCGCTATCGCAGCGGATAAAGATATGTACGACACAAAATACGACGATTATCTTATAAGTGAAGTTATTGATAATATTTTTGGTTAGGAGCCAGTAACATATGGCTAAATTTTGGAAACAAAACTGGTTTAAGGCAGGAGTGGCTTTAGTAGGTGCTAAAGTTGCCGGGGAATATCTGTTTGGAGATAGCGACTTTGGATTTTCAGGGGGAGAAGAAACCTCGTATTTTACAGGAGACAACCTTGCTGCAAAAGGATTGAATTACTTTGGTGTTACTCCCTTTGGAAACACTGCCGTCGGTTCCAGCATTTACGGAGCAGTAGATGATTTTATGCCTGACTGGATTAAAGATGGGTATGATGCTGTTAAGGGTAGCGGTGCAGAGAAGAGTGCTTCTTTCCTGAACATGTTTGGTAGAGATATGGGGGAAATGCCCTCTGGTAAACGATCAACTCAAGCCCGATCTATTCGTACTGATACTAACTTTCAGGCTGGGCAAGCTGGACAAATTCCGTTGGGAAAGAATGGCAGGGTGGCTAATGCTCTATCTTCAGGCAAGATGAACAATTTTCTTGCAGGGCATGTGAAAACAACATACATCCCCCCTAGAATTTTAGCAAGTATACAGCCCGTCGGAAGCACAACTGCTAAACGAGTTTCTGTAAAACGTAGCGCAACCAGATCACCAGCATACACTAAAGATGCAAGAATTGGATAGATAGCATGGCTTTTGATAAAATAAACTCTTTAGCTGCTCCTCCCGGACACTCCCTTACGGACCCACCGGGGAAGTGGGCTTGGGAACGGCCTCCTGTTTACGCTGATCCTGACGACGCAATTGATTACATCACTGAAACTATTGACACTCCTGATCAAAGGGATGGCATTTTAAAAATGCTTTACGCTGGAATTACAGTGGAAGAGCTTGTTGGACAAGTTGCGTTCAAGGGTTTCATGCAGGGGTACTACACACCAGACGTTGCGGAGTTAATCAAACCAGCAATTGGTATTTATTTGTACAACATGGCAGTAGAAGAAGGGTTTGAACCCCAGATGTTTGTTGAACGAGAGGAAGAAGAAGCTGTAGATGACGTTGCTTTCTTCAACATTCTCAAGCAGCGTAACCCTGAGTTGTATAACTCCATGAACGAAGAGTTGAACAGGCAGGAGCGTATGCACTTGGAAAAGTTTGAAGAAGAGATAACTCCGAAAGAAATACCAGTACAGCCTGAGTCGGTTTCTTTCTTAGATGTGAAGGGGCCAAAGTAATGTCTGGATTTGGAAAGATTTTAGAAATTGGCCTTCTTGCTGGGAGTGCAGCGTATGCAAAAGGCAAAAGAGAAGATGCTAAACGGGCTGAAGAAGCAAAGCTTGAAGCTGAAGCTAAAGCTGCTAGATCAGAAGTATTAAGAAAAGAAGACGACGCGGAAAGAATCCGCAGGGATGAGAACGCTTTCCGTATACGGTGGCAAAGTCCTGATGGCGTGTTTGGAGAAAAGATAGCTGGCAGTCCTACCATGATACCTGACGGTTCAACAATATTGTCAAAAGGCAGCATCAAGAATGGATTTAAGAAACACGAGGGAAAATCTGTAATTGAGACGCTACTTCTTGACAGAAGCGACGGGCAATTTAGAACCCAGCTAGAACTTGAACAACGTTATGGACCCAAAGCGGCAATGATGTTCTTTCCCCAAGCCGGACAGCGGGTTGATGGTAAAGACAACATAATTAACACTGACCAAATTAAATTGGCAGCATCAAGCGTTGACGCAGGTATTTCAGGCGCAAAACGCGAAGTCGTTTATATAGTTGGAAAAACTAGATACAAAAACGAAGCAGATGCTTTTGATGCCCACAGAGAAAATGGGTTTCCTATTCGCAGGGTTACTAACACAGTAAATGCTTTTGGTGAAAACGCACGAGATGAAAGAGACATAACTGGCCCCGGTAAAAACGAGGGTGATGAGTATAGCTACGTAGTCCTAGAAAATGGTGCAATTATTAAAAAGAAAGACAAAAACAAACTTTTAGAATACTACCCCGAAGAACAAATACAAACAGGAAAATTTGTAGGTGATGATCTTATAAGTCAATCAGTAAAAGCTCCATCAAAAAGAGTCGTGACTGAATACGGAGCAGAGGACGGCAAGACTTTTTCAAATGGAAAAACTGTCATACGGGATGACGACCCCAGTTTTACTGAAGATGATATTAAAAAGGCAGGTGAATCTAGGCTGCTGGAAGCTGCAGGACCGCTGGGGGGTAAAGGAACTACGTACAGTGCCAAAGGTACCTTTACGGCAATGCCTACTCAAAGCCAAACAGCTAAACAGAAAGCTGCACTAGAGCAATCCAAATACACTACTTATATGAAGCTTCCTAACGACCAAATTATTGGGGGGCTTGATGTACAAAATGATTCTGAAAAACTAGACTCTGTGTTTGATAAAACAATAGAAAATATGAATATTATAAAGACGGGTACAGTCACTCTTGAAAACGGTACAAAGGTACCCATAGGGCATCAATGGGTAGATAAATTCGGACCTCTAGTTATCAGGTCTATAAAAGAACAGAAAAAACTTATGGGCGGTGACATGACGGAAGTAAATACCGTTGGAGTCGCTAGTGAATACATTTTAAGAAAACAAGGAAGAGGGAAGTTGCTTGAAATTCCCGGTATGAAAGCGTATCTTCATTCTATAGACATGGAAGGTAACGAAGCAGAAGCCTTACGCATACAAACAAGTTTAAGAATAGGTGAAGACCCTGACGCTACTGTCGTTATATCTAGGGAGCCTATAACTCTAGAAAACAATGAAAGATTAGGTACTATGATTTCGGGTACAGTTGTTGAATCAAAGTACAAGTCTCTTATTGAAGGGACTATTCTGCCCTTGTTACAGAACATAACAAACAATAGGGATTTAGCACTTAATACACTAAGTACATACATAGCTAAAGAACGTGATCCTATAACCCTTGAGACCGTTCAAAGACCTGACGGCTTGGGTCCAGTTGCTTCTCCAAATCAAATTCTTTTAGATTTGTTTGCGTCCATGTCAACTACCGTTATTGTAGCTGGCGGCGATGGAAAAGTACCAGTTACAGAACTAGACTTGTTTAAAGCCTTTATAAATGACAGTGGAACTGGAAACTCTAAACAAATACTAGCTGCCATGAGTTCAACAGACAAAAGAGCAATGGCAAACAAGTTTACTGAGTCACTAGATGGCGATACAGAAGCAGGAATAATGCTTGTACGGGGTCTGATAAACAGTCTTGGATCAACACAAATGAAAATGTTAAAAAACAAATTTGGCTTTACTAATGGAGCAGCCGATCAAAGGGCTAGACTAGGTTACAAAGCTAAGTATGACAGTGCTATTCGTGCTAAGAAAGTTGGTGTATCAGCCTTACGAACTATGATTAACCCCGATGGATCACTTAGGAAATCTAGCACAGTTGTTTCTTTTGATCAGACTGTAGACGGGTTTATTTACTACGGTCAAGAAATAGGTAAACGAATCCGGGGTCTTGCTAAAGATGGTGTGCAAGGAACCAACTTTGGTAGGCAATTTTTAGCTAGTACTGCTTCACGTGTTTCAAGTAATAGCGGTGTAGCAACAAGCACTCAATTTAGTAACGAAGCACTACAAACTTTTGAAAATAAGTTTGATCAAATTGCTCAAGAAGTTGCTGCTGCAACTGATCAAGAAAAAAGACTTGATGCCACAAGAAAGTTTCACCTGACTGTGCTTGCCTACGAGCTTGCTGCTACAATTCAGGGGGGAACGGGTGGCAGAACTATATCTGATCAAGACGTACAACTTATATTTAGCTCTCTGAATCAAGACTTTGCTACTACCCCTCTAGCACAGGCAGCATCTATTCAAGCAGCAATTGCTATGATTGACGAAATACGAGTTCAGTCGTTGTACTTAAAGTCTAAGGATGTAAAAGACAACGCAGCAGTTGCTATTGCAAATGAATTAAGAGGAACAGCAAGTCCTTTAGTTAGCATTTCAATGAGTTTAGACGATGGTATTCTTGCAGTTACTAACAGATTGGGGCAGTTAAATCCCCGATCACCAGAAGCCTTTGACGCTGAAACAAGAGTGTCCCCTGCAGACGTACTCAAGTCTGTAAATCTGAGGCTGCGTTTGCAGAAAAAAGAAGAAGTAGATAGCATAGAAGCTGCAAAAGAACTTCCTGAGTACCAGCTAACTATAGACTCCTTAAACAAACAACGACAAGGGTAATACAGAGCATGGCTCAAGACGGGTTTTCAATATTTGATACACTGAAGAGTAGTCCAACATCACTAGCAGAAGCTGTGACTGCTCCTTTTAGTGGTACTCTTCCCCCTAAAATTGTTAAGGATCAGCCCAAACCCGAACCTACTGTAGCGGTAAGGTCGTTTGACTCGCTGCCTAGTGGACAGCCTGATCCTCGTAGTGAAAACTTTCCCTACGCTGTACCATTCTTTATTCCGGGGGCTGGGGATCAGAGTTTAGGAACCCTTAAGTACGACACAGAGGGCTTTGGAGTAGACATTTCTGAGTCAGGGAAGCCGTTTCTTTCAAGCGAACCTGCTCTAACGGATGACCCGTCAAAGATAACAACAAAGTATAGTAAACCATTTGCTGGTATGCAGACAGTTATAGAAAGAACTCGCCCTATACAACGAGGAGCTTCCAACAAAATAACTCCCATACTTTCTATAAATGACGTACCGGAGATAGCAGATAATTTACTATCATTTGATGTTGTTATAGGCTCTGACGGTAAAGAGTATTCCCTAGAAGACTACGCGGGTGATGATATTGAACAGCGTAAAGAACTTGTCGATCAAGTTAAGGGAGTCAGTGTTGGGGTTAAGTTTACACCATTAGGCGGTAAAGAGACAGACCAACGAACTGATTTGTTTCCCATAGACTACTTGAAGGCTACTGTCTACGATGAAAATTACGAAAGAGTACTTAAGGACATAGATGATCAGCTAGTAGGAATACCCTTTGCAAGTGACAAAGCCAAATACCAGTTTATGATTAACGATGGTATGGACGAAGATACTAATCGCGCTATCTTTGCTAAACAACTTGACGAGATGCTTATCAACGCGGGAGAAACAAACGCAAGAAACCGCGCAGGGATTATTTTGCACTCCGTTAATTTACCACAGTTTGGTGGTGTTGGGTACGGAGACACATCTAAGTTAACGGGTATAACAAACGAAGTTGCTAGGTTTGCTGTGTCCACTCCCGCATATATTTTTGGAGAAGCCTACCAAGCAATAATAGGTGACTTAAAAGTTGGAAACTACAATCTTTCTGATTCTGTAGATCGTCAGGCGTGGGTAAACTCTTTTATTCCCAAGATGCCTAACTTGATACAAGACAGGTACACTCAAATAGGTCTGGATGTGTCCTACCCTGTTGCGGAAAGACTTGCTCGTAAATTTTCAGGACCAGCCGGTACGATTGCTGCTATTGCTACAGAAGTAATAGGCGGCACCGCTCCTGCAACAGCACGTAAGATTGCTGCTGGTGCGAAAGAAATGAAGATGTTTAAAGAGTACTCAGCAAAGTACGAAAAAGATTTTCCTGATGCTGACCCTGAAGACATAATTCTTGCATACCAGAAAATGCGTAAGTCACAATTTGGAGCGTTTGGGTATACTAAAGACATGAGCCTTGTGGTTAGAGAGGCTAAAGACATAAAGCTTATCGGTGGTATTGTAGGTATTGCTGCAAAACCAATTGCTTTTATAAATGGTATGCGTACATCCAGCCGTTTTAAAGCGGGAATGCAATTAGAAGATGCAGCTATGGCTGTTAGCAAGCGTATCGAAGTAAGAAACATGGCTAGTTTCTATGCAAATTTACAAAACCAAAGACGGGCCTTACTAGAACGTCAAAAGCTTCCAAAGGGACTGTCTGCTAAAGACACACAACGTCTAGAAGATGTCCAAAGAAAAATACACCTTACTAAGCTAGACCTTCGCAAGACTGTGGCAGAATCAGAAACTCCCAAGTTTGTTCGTGAGGCTGGGGTTCAGGATGCGTGGGTTATATTAGGGGCAGCAACTGCCAATCAAGCTGCTGAAATATATGGTGGTGACCCTATGTTATGGGAATTTTTAGGGGGTATGGTGGGTATTGGCTATGGTATTGTGCGGGACAGGAACCAAGCAGCAAAGTTACTTAAGAAGTTTGACACAAATGACATAAACGAACAAGATTTAAACCTTGCAAATTTAGTCCTACAAAATATGCAAAACTTTAGCCCAGAGTTTCAAGAAAGCTTGAAGACACGAGTCAAATACTTCAACGGTCTTCGTCAAGAATTAATTTCAGTTGGAGTTGACCCGGAGTTACTAGACACATCAACAACTAGAATGTTTGGTCTGGCTCTTCTTCAGACTATTGAAGAGGGACAAGCTCTTGACCTACACGGGCCAGCAGCAGCAGCCTTTAACGGTAACGTAGAAGGCTTAACAAAGAACTTACAACAGCAACAAAAGCTTCTAGTTGGGCTTCGTAGTACTTTAGAAGAACTACGCTTAATAGAGGGCGTAGACGTAGAAGGTAATCCTGTAAACAAACTGTATGAAACTGTAGAAGCAGCAATAGCTTATTCAGACGGAACTACCGCACAACTAAGAAGTGACCTTGAGGTTTTGGGTAGAAGCTACGAAAAGAGTATACAGGGTTTGATTCTTGGTGGAGACGAAAAGTTTTCTCATTTAGATGAGGGTTCTAGGACAGAACTAGGAGAGGCTTTTGAGTCACTGTCAAAACACAACATATCAAGGGTAGACAACTCCAGCATAGTGGCTATAAGAGATGAAGCAACCAGAACTTCTGACTTACTTGCTACGACTATTGCTGAAAAAAGTAACCAGATTGCTCGTAAGTTACCCACCCAAAATGAAGTCAATGCAAAAGTTGGCGGTACAATTGAAAAAGGAACCATCTTCAAACCTGCACGGGATGAGGCCAGACCAAGCGACATTCAAACAGCGGGGGATGCTCTTGCTGCCGTGACTGAAAATGCAAACGTAAGAGAAAAGAATTTAGCCGCTGCTCCTTTTCGTCAGCTTGACAACTCTATCTTTTACACAGTCGATGGAAAAATGGTAAGCAAGCAGGGTGCATCAACAGATGCTGGTCCTGTTGTGGATCAGATGTTTGAACTTCTTGGTAAAGAGGAAGGGGTTATGATCCTTCGTCAAATGGGGGGAACAACTCTTTCATCTACTAATACAAACAGAATGTTTGAGTTTCTTAATACTGCAGCCGGATCGTTTCTGGATGATGCTGCTCAGAGGTTGGGTAAGAATGTAGACGAACTTAGAGATGAAGTTTTAGCAAGTGTGGGAGCATCTCGTGATAAAAGTATACCTGTAGACTTGTTTGTTGCTCAACAGATTAGAAAAGACGCTGCTGCAAAAGGAGTAGAGCTTGGGGTACTACCTATCAACTACCAGCAAGCAAAAGAACTATCTACTGCTTTAAGTGAGATAGAGTTCAAGGCACCCGAACCTGCTAAGTTAGCTTACGCTAAACTAGGTGTTGTTTCTGACAACCTTATGAATAGTTTTGAAGTACAAACAGAGTCAGGAATGAGAGTTCCGGTAGGGCAGTTGTTTATTAAACAGAAGGATGGCAGTCTTAAGTCTACCCAAGATGTCCTTGCAGAAGGTAACGAACTGTGGACGGACTACAAGACACGGTTTTACAATGATGAGAAAATAGGTAAATGGCTAGGGTGGAGAGATAGAAACGCTAGGTTACCTAGAAATATATCTCCTGACAATCCGCTGGGTATAGACTACGGAGATAACAAACCCACTAGCTGGTTAGACTTTGAAAGCATCTCCAACATGAAAGATGCACAAAAGAAAAAAATTACAAGCTCCCTATCAGAAGCGTTGGGAGTCCTGCAACCTAATGGTACTCGCAGAATAGACTTAGGAACTGCTGATGGAAAAGCTATAAAAACAGTACTGGAAGCTCACGCAAGAGAGTGGATGCAGGAAACTGTACTAAGCGGGAAGCCAATTGACTTTAATGAGTTCCGTAGAAAAGCAAACAGCTTGCAAGATACTTTTGTCGGGGTAGATGCCAACGGTAATAAGACAAAAATATTGAACATTGATAGCGTTATGCGGGATGTCTTTCCTGATTTTGGACCAGATGCAATAGACAAAAAGTACTACGATGCAGGTGTAGAACAGTTAAATGCTTTTGCAAAAAAACAAGCGGCTACAGTAAAGAAACAAGCTGACAAAATTATAAAGGGCTTTGACGAAACAACAAAATACTTACAGGGCTTTTCTCGCGAAAAGCTTGACTCTGAAAATGTTGCTTCCGTGTTAATATCAGGTGGTATAGGACGAATTAACGACGTTAAGGCTCACCTTAAAAAAGCAGGAAGAAACGACGAAGAAGTAAACTCAATCCTGACTGCTTTACTAACTCAAGAAATAAACAGAAAAGCATTTAAGCCGACTGGAGTATACCAGCTTGACCCATCTGACAGCAAAGTTTTGATTCCAGAACTTGACTTGGATCAGGAAGGTCTTAAGAACTTTATGGGATTTACCGATCCTACAACCAGAGAAGCTGTTATAAGTATTATCGGGGAGAAGACCTACAAAACATACGAAAACATAATCAACTTTACAGCAAACCAAACTGTTGGGGCATCTGCCAATATAAATCTAACGGGTATACCCCGGAAGTTTTCTGTCGAAAGCTACATCAGTAGGTTCTACGCCGTTAACAGGGGCGTAGTTAGCTTCCGGTATGTGGGTACAGAGGCTGTACTACAGCAGATGAGGCGAAGAAACATGAGTGTTTTGACCGCTGCTTTAACTAACCCTAAAGTTGGAACGCTGGTAGCAGAAATGATTGAAACAGGAAAGCCTCTTCCGGCAGATAAAGAGCGGCAGTTATTTGAGATGCTTGTTATTGGTTTAGAAAGATTCGATAACATAAACAGTGCCGTATCCAGTGATGATAAATCCGTAAGTATAGTGAGTGATTTTGGACACTCGTTTGAATACAAACAAATACGTCAAAGACTAATAGCTGAACAATAACTATAAACAGAAGGTATTACAATGAAAACATACAACAACGGCCCTCGTAAGGGAATGATGTACGGTGGTGCTGCAAAGCGCAAGCCAATGATGTACGGTGGAATGGCAAAACCCCGCAAGAAAGCTCAAGCGGGGGGAATGATGTCGTCTACCCAGTCACAACAAAACATGATGCAGAATCAGTCTATGTCAAAGCCCATAACGCAAATGAAAATGGGCGGGGGGCTTAAGATGGTAAAGAACTCTGCGGGAGAGAAGGTTCCGTTCTACGCTGCAGACGGTAAGGGAAAAAGCTAGATATAGTTTCTGGACTTTTCCATCATCTCATCTGCCATAGATCGAAGGTATCGTAGAAGGGATGCGGTTGAGTGTGACCCATCCCACTGGGGTAGTCCCTCTACCATTGCAGATTCAAACTGCTCCGGCTTCACTCCTTCCCAAGTCAACTCTATGGTGCCGTTTTGTTTTAGATTAGCCTGAAATGTAAACAGGTTAGCCTCTGTGCTTTTGTTAGCCATCTACTTGTTCTAATTCCTGTATTGCTAAATTGTAACAATCAGCCTTGAATACAAAGCCGTTGCTTGGGTCTACGTCACCCACCTTGTAGCGGGTTGCTTTTGTGTAGAAGGTTTGTTTTGGTATCTCACCAAGAATCCACGCCTTGCTGTGATCTGTAAGAATACGGACAAAAACGTAACTGTCACAGTCCTGCTTGGTTCCATGCGCTGATACAGAACAGTCGTAGTTAGGTGATGGTGTGGTATTGCAACGCTTGGTCTTTACGTCCACCCGTTTGTTTCCAACCAACAGATCAAAGTCTTTGTTGTTGGCATCAGTACCACCAACGTAGTCCTTTACAATCACCTCGCCTATAGCCCCGACCACATTACTAAGACTACCAGTTATGCTGCCCTGTAGGATGCCTACAGAGGCAGCTTTCTTTTTGGCACGAGCTATTATATCAGGCGTTATTTTGATCTGTATCACTGTTTGTTTCCTTAAGACTCTTGGCTAATGTAGTCATAAAAGTAGACTGGGATGCCTGTAGCTGGGCCATTCTAAAGTTTAACTTCTGTATTTGATCACGTACATCCCGTATCTGCATGACAGTATACTGATCCACATGACCCATGTCATCTACCTTGTATTCTACTTCGTCTATAATAACCACATTCTCTTTATCCGTCATCGTCTTCTTCCTTTTCGGGGTTAGGATAATACACCTCAACCCATGATTTACACTCAGGACATTCAAGGCAACTGAGTATAGTATACCTGTCCTCTGTCAGTTCATCTACATCGTGATCACCGACCCATCTTAATTCTGTGTTACAGTGCCAGCAATTCATGCTGCCGTCAAGTCCACAACTTCACAAACCCCTGCAGTACAGGCAAGTTCACGAGAGCCGCTGGTGTTATCTTCCTTTTCAAACTCTGTTAGTTTGTTCCAGTCAATATGTACCACTTCCATGCGTTGCTTCCACTCAAGGTATTCATCAGGCTCTATGTCCTGATAGGGTGCCTGTTGGTATGTGTGATCACTGTGAGGAAGGAAAGAAACTCCTGACGCTACATCAAAGTTCTCATACACCCACGCTCCTACGTCCATCCATTCCGATTCCTTAACTGATACAGTAATGCTAGGCTTGTGTTCGCACCAGTATAAAGCGTAGGTCTTCCACAACTCTAGTTGCTCTATGGCTGTAGTTTGTGTGCGGGTAACCGCTCCTTTGGGAGACTGCATTGGAAAGCTGAAGACTGTTACGTTGTCCGGCTTCATCACATCTCGTTCAGCAGGTACACCACTGTCCACAAGAAACTGTGTCAGGGGGTCTTTGTTGTCACCACGAACAGTACGAATAAAGTAATCGTTGTGTCGTGCGTGAATACCACTAGCAGAGTCTGTAAGCTGCGAAACAGTTCCGCTAGGTTTGACGCAGGTGATTGCTGCACTGACGGGTATACCAAGTAACTCCGCATACTCACGGTTTGTTTCCACCGCTACGTCACGCATTTCCTGCAACCATAACTTACTGTCAACATTCTTGGACAAGACATGGTGATCCATGATGCCCGTTAAAGAAACCCCAAGTAGCCTTTCTTCTTCTGTGTTATCCTTCCACACTTTCCTAAGATATTTGAAGTCAGTCAGGGTAGACTGCATAGTTCCAAGAATGGTAGCTAGTTTAACTTTGTGTTTGAGTGACTCTAGTGTATCATTTTCACGGACAACTATTTCTGACAAATTACAAAACTGGTATGGGCGTAGCACGATCTCACTGCAGGGGTTCGTACCCCACATGTGTCCTGTCTCTCTTCTGCCATTACGAGCTACCTGCTTTTCAGCGGCCTCACGGTTAAACATACCACGCTCACCAGACTTACTATCGTATAAGGCAAGCCACTCACGCATAAAGGTACCCATCTCAGGCTTTGTTTTGTAGGCTACAGAGTTGTTAGCCAACGCACGTTGACCCTCTGTTTCCCACCACTGCCCAGCTTTGGCGTGACGCATTTGATCGTCATTTAAATTAGATAGGCTGATCAGGGCTGACCTGCGAACACCACCTACAACAACTACCTCGCCCACCTTGCACATGAGGTCGTGGCACTCAATAGGAAATAACCTACGTCCAGCAGCCTTCTTAAATATTTCTATGGTAAAGTTAAACAGATCAATCAACGGCTGGGGGCCACTAGCTCTACCGCCCATGACCTTTAGCCGCGCACCTGCGGGGCGAATAGCAGAGGTATCCCAAGAAGGAACCTGACCTGCATAAAGCAACGCAACTAATTCACGATAGGCTTTAGCCCATCCCGGCTTGCTGTCTGCTACATTAATTACAGTGCTAGAGGTGCTAAAATTGTCAGATACTACAGGTAGCTTGTCAACGTTCTCCCTCTCTACACTAAAGCCAACACCAGTGCCGCACATCAATATGTACATACACTCATCAAACGAACGGGGGCTATCAACCGGAATGTAACTACAGTTGTACCCACAGATGTTGTCACGAGCCAACGCTGGCCCTGAAGTCATCATTGCCCTCATGGAAGGCATAACCTGAAGACTAAGAACAGCCTCACGAACCTCACCTAAATCTACTTTAACGTTACACTTTTCCTCTACCTGACTCTGCATAAAGTCCATGTAACGATCCACAGTTTCATCCCAATTCTCACGACGCTCTTCTCCATCAATCCAACGAGCATAGCGTGACTTGTGAATAAACTGCTGGTATGGTGTAG